TCACGGGTAACTCCATGTAACTCGGTTGTCTGTAGAGTGTGTGTAGTACTTCAAAGTAGTTTCTACACTACTATGACCCATTAGTTTACTCACTCTCATAACATCCACATGTTTCTCAGTTATGAGTAGGGTAGCAAAAGTATGTCTCATGTCGTACAGGTGGTGTCCTCTACCCAGTACGGCATGGGTATACTTTTTGAATCGCATATTTACATTATCAATACTCATGTAACCATATTGGCTCTTGAAGGAATAGAAGATATTATCCTTTGGGAGCCTTTTTATATTACTTACTAACCACTTACCATATTGCCTTTTGTCTATCGGTACTATCCTATAACTACTATCCTGTGTCTTCATGCCATCCTGTAGTTTTCCTCTGAATCCCAGGGATTTGTTGAAGTTTACACAGTTTTCTGTAACGTCTTCTTTGGTAAGCGCAAGTATTTCCTGTGGACGTGCCCCAGTTATCATACCGATTACTATGTATATTTGGTAGACTAGGGGAAGCTTAGTAGACAAAGTTTTTTTATCTAGCAGCTTACTGACTTCCTCACTGGAGAATGTACGTATGTGTCTTTTGGGTTTACCCTTGATGGTCCTTATGGCACCTCTGCTTGTCATTGGATTATTATCAAGGTATCCCTCGTATACCGCGGTTTCCAGTATAGCTTTGAAGTTCTTTCTCCATCGTGACAGGGTAGAAGTAGCGTAGCCATGGGAAGCCAGACCTAGGAAATACCTATTGATATCCTGTGTAGTCAGATCATAAAACTTTGTCTTAGCCAACTTACTGCCTACTACATGTTTGTTATAGAAATGCTTGATACCATTTAAGGTAGACTCACGATACACATTTTCCTTCAGTTCTATGTAGTGTTCCCAATATTCTTCTACGGTAGTTGGAGTGAAGTACTTTATGTCTGTTCCTCGTACCTTATCGAAAAACTGCTCAACTTCCTGTCGGGTATCACACGTTTTACTAACTCGCTTACCATTACCGATGCGTATAGCACCTTTGAATTTTCCATTTGGTGTTCTTGTTATAGACCCAGTACCTTTTTCTCTTCTTATTCTTTTCATATATCACCTTTCTTCCCTAGATACTTTTAGTTGTTCCCTCTATGGGTAGGATAGCATAAGGTGACATAGTATTCCAGATGAAAATTGGAGAAAAATTTGTGATACTAGATTGATTGAGATCTCCTCAGATTTTCCCCCGTGTACCCCCTGGACAACAATATAAAATAAAATAAACTTAATTATATACTATTATATGTCTGAACAGAAACACATAAGGTCTCACGGTATCCCTGATAATATCAAGGTTTACACGGTATCCAGTGTCTATCTATTGCTTTTATTTATGATACACACGGAGCCGTTGTATTGATGTTATCAGTTTTTTTAATTAGTTGAATGAGTCAACTATATGGATACTCAAGGATATATGATGGAAACATTAAGATATATGAATGAATGTTCATGTGATATTAAAAATTGCTCTATAAAATATCTGTCTATATACATCAGAAATATTTATAAGATACATCAATGTTACTTATAAGATACATTGGAAATACTTATAATATACATATTCCAGGCATGGGGTATACTTATGATGAGATACATGACTTATGGTCTATAGCATATTGCTATTAATCTAGATCCACTAAGGAAGCATAAATAATATTGAATTATTCTTTTTTATGATACATATAGGACATAAGGAAAAATAACAATATCATACACAGTATTACTATACCCCATATCAAATTATAATTTATATCGCTCTGGTATTGATTGGGTATTTCTGTTTTTGTCGTTGTTTTCGTTTTTGGAGAATCCTTAACTTTTTGGTTCTCTGTATCATTGGCTGGCGTAATCATCGGTTTGCTATTTTGCATTGCTTTATCCACGCCACCAAAAGAAGGTATCTTTTGACTCATTCGCTGTACCTGCCTTTCTTTACTTTTGTCTATATTATATCAAAAAGGGAAACCATTTGTGTATGCTTTTGGTTTCCCTTTTTATTACTGTTTGTTTGTATTCTGTTGTATGTATTTTTCTATCCACTGCCTGATTAATTCGCTACCATTAACAGCCTTACTTTTGCAAATTTGTTGAAATTTATCTCTTGTATCTTTTTCTAACCTTATGTTTATTCTCACTTCTTTTGTCTTTTCTATCATATTTAACACCTTCCTTTTTTATATTATATCATGCTTCACATGTTATTACAAATTTAAAAAATGTGTTGACATGTGAGAACATGTATGATATGATGTAGCCATCAAAAAGAAGTGAGTACACGGATTCACATGATTAAATTTGTGAGTACATAGACGCACTTGTAATCAAGAAAGGTAGGTAATTACTATGACACAGAGAATCACGGAAAAATTTTTAGATAACATGATTAAAAACATCAATAACAGAACCGGCAGAAAGTACTTCTTAGAATATGCATACGGTGGGGTAAAACTGGTGCATACATACGAAAACGGTGGGTACACAGATGAAAGTTATAGAATGACAAAACGGGAAATGTATTATGTCCTGGATGCTTTACAGCACTTCATCAATCATAATTAGTGGATTTTACAGGGGCCTTAGTTTTCTAAGGCACTCGATAAAGGCCACTATAAGCCTTTAGGCAGTTAGGTAGAAAGGAAGTAATATCATGACAAGAATTAGCTTTTATCACGTTGAAGTAGTTAAGGAAGAAAGTCACAACTATAACATTAGCAGAGATATGTCTAGCCCTAAAAACGTTGCAATTTTCTTAGCTAACATTCTTAGGATAAATAAAAGTCCTGTAGAAAATTTTGGAGTATTAGTACTTGATGTACACAACAATTTAATAGCCAGTCACATACTAACAAAAGGAACATTGAACGCTACCATGGCTAAGGCAAGAGAAGTTTTTCAAGTAGCCTTATTGCATAACGGATGCAGTGTAATTTTGTTTCACAATCATCCTTCTGGGGATGCTACACCTTCTAAGGATGATATAGAAGTTACAGATGCAATTGAAAAGGCAGGAGAAATATTAGAAATTCCTGTACTCGATCATGTAGTTATTGGAGATACATATTATAGTTTTGCAAATAATGGCCTTATATAGGGTAGTTATCATGACAAATGAAAGAGAAATATTAACAAGAATAGAAAATACATGCGAATACATTAAAAGATATTTAAATATCTCCTTATGTATCAAAAAACGTGCCCATGGGTATGTTATCCAGTATATGGATGATACCTGGGAAGATATATCAAGAGGAATGACATTACAGGCTGCAGAAGAGGAAATTTTTGGTATATCTAATTTATGTCTAGTAGCTAATAAAATTCATAAGAAAGTGGTGCAAAACAATGACTAACAAAGAATTAGCAAGAAAAATATACGATACGGGGTGTAATGAAACAACTACAGGAAACTGGGTTTTTCACATAAGCGAGTTAGATGGCAGGACGCCAGAAGAATGTATGTATATCCTGTTAGATGAGTATAGAGAAGACATTTTAGACATAACGTGTACAGATACAGAACTGGATATCATTTTCGCATTAGCTGTTTGTCCTTATTTTCAAGAGTGAATTTAACAGAGTACCTTAGATAACTAAGGTATTCGATTAAGTCCACTAGTGACTTATCACATGTAACCAGAAAGGATGATACATATGTTAGCACAGGAAATTTTAAAAGTATTAGCACTCGATATGACTGAAAAAGAAAAAGTAGAAAAAATCCAAAAACTATGCACCGATGATATTTATGTACACACATGTAGCAAGCCTGTAGGCAATCGGTTCAAATTCATACAGAAAGAGTGTAAGAAGGCTAAAAGACCTTGCTTAACAAAGGTACACAGATCGGAAAAATATGGCCTAGTCTGGACCGATGCTTATGTATTGTGCACGTTTAGAGATGATACATTTCCAACTGAGTTATTAGCAACAGAAAAGGAAAAACTAAATGTAGACAATGTTTTAAAGAGTGTAGGCAATGATAAAGCCAATGCAAGTGTTGAATACAAGGACGTAAAAGCACGGCTTGCTTGTCTACCGACGAAAAAAGAAAAAGAAGCAGACATAATCGCAATAGGGGATTCGGTTTTCAAGACTTGCTTAGTTGACAAAGTTTTCAAATTTTATGGCCTGGACAAACTGAATTTACATACAAAAAATAGCTGTGTTGCATACGGTTATACAGAAAATGGTGATGCATTCTTAATTTGTCCGATGAAAAAGGAAGGTGAAAAATAATGAAATATTACTATGCAGAGTATTGCCCTTATGGCATACACATATCCTATGACTCTTTAAATGGAAATGCATTTGAATTCTATGCATTCCGATCTAAAAAAGAGCGTGAACGTTGGCTGGATGAAAACGAATGGGACAGGTGGTCGGCTACGTTGGTAGCACAGGCAACAACACGGAAAACAGTTGAACGAATGCTAGGTAAGAATTTCGATGTAGATAAAAATTACAGAGGTGAGCTTGTATGCATTCGTGGCATAAGGTAGAAGGATATGCATACTACATCATACTTTGTCTCTTATGCATGTTGTGTGAATACCTAGATAAAAACTTAATATAGTTAAGCTAAAAATAGCGTGTACTTAGAAATTTTTAAGTCACTCTAAGTACACGCTATTTTTATATATAAAAGCATGAACAAACGTTCTGTTAATTGTCCCACATAGTAGAGAGAAAGAATTTTGTCCCATCGAAAGGAAGGTAGAATATGTACACATTAGAGCAACAGATAGAAGTAGAGAAGCTGTACAAAACATTAGCTGAAGACAAAGAATTTAATTTCCTTACAAAAGCTAAACAAAATGATGAGTATGCAGATACTAAAATAGGTAAAGGAATTATTAAGATAGTACTCGATAACTATATGTCTAATATTGAAAAGAATGTTTTAGAAACTGTTATAAATAAGAAAAAAGGTATACAGCCTAGTTATTCTAAAATATTGAAAAATTATATTGTATATTATAAAAATAACCTGAATGATTTTTATATGACACTGGCGGTGCAAACTTTGAAGGTAGTTATCAATAGTGTAGTGGCCCAACAGTTTTTATTGTCTAATATATCTAAAAAAATTAGTGATGAATTACATGATGAAGTAGAGTTACATGCTTTCATGACTACAGTAGAAAATGCAGATAAACGCTATAGCAAGGAAATGAATAAAAGAGTAGGCAGACACTTTAAAAAACAGTTTATCTTCCATGCATATCAGGGTAACGATTTCAAATTTGCAGAGTATTCCTTAAAAGATATGGTATCTCTAGGAATGCATTTGATAGAATTGTTAGTAGAAACTACAGATTATTTTTATATAGACAACAGCCAATCTGTAGAAAAGAAAATAGCAGAGTTAAGACCTACAGAAATATTTCTACAAGCACTCCAAAATAGTGAAGATAATTCTCTAGCAAGAGTAGTAAAATATGTACCTACTATCATACAGCCTAAATCATGGAATGGTATGTTTGAAGGGGGTTATTATTCATATAACTCTGTATTCATGCGGTATCATCCATATATCCATAATACTAAGACACTAAAAAGATACCTGGCACGGCTTAATGAATTAGACTTAGCACCTATCTATAGTGCGGTGAATAGGATCCAGAACACTGCCTATCATATCAATAGTTATATGCTTAATGTAGTAGGTACTATATTGGAAAGCGGTGGAAATAGGGCCGGTATACCCCAGATGAAACCATATGAAAAACTTCCGGCTTTTCCGTATGGAGACAAAGAGATAGAAGAGTCTGAGGAATTGCAAGTGCTATTTAAAGAACATAAGAAGAAAATGATAACTATGATACACAAGGAAAATCAGAGACAAGGAAAGGCGCTAAGGTGCACTATGGTGTACAAATTAGCTAAAGATTTTAGCAGATTCGAGACAATATATTTCCCAATGAATATTGATTTTCGCGGGCGTATATATCCCATTCCTACGGGTCTTAATCCACAAGGGGATGATATGACAAAAGGTTTACTGGAATATGCTTTTCCTAAAGCTGTGTCTAGTGAAGATTCCTTGCAATGGCTTATGATTCATGGTGCAGGTTTGGCAGGTCATGATAAAATTTGTCTGGATGAACGTATCCAATGGGTACAGGATAACAAAGATAACATTGTAAATAGTGTCGATAATCCCATAGGGTACACATGGTGGCAAGAGCAGGATAAACCTTTCCAGTTCCTAGCGTGGAGCAGAGAATACGTCAATGCCTTAGCTTATATGTCTGCACACAATGGCTCTTTAATAGGGTTCGAGTGTCATTGTGTAATAGCATATGACGGTACCTGCTCTGGACTTCAGCATTACTCTGCATTACTGAGAGATCCTGTTGGTGGCAGTGCGGTAAATCTGGTGGACCATGATAAGCCTAGTGATATTTATCAGGAAGTAGCAAATAAAGTTCTGATATCAGTAGAGAATAATTCTCACAACGGCACTATAGAAGATACAGACAGAAAAGGAAATAAGATGCCTGGTACAAAAGCAATAGCGGAAGCATGGCTTGCACATGGTATTACACGGAAAGTTTGTAAACGCCCTGTAATGACACTAGCCTATGGATCTGGGCAATATGGTTTTGGGGACCAGATTTTTGAAGATACGACAAAAGACAATCCCTTCTTTAATGGTGTAGGTGACTTCAGGGCAGCTAGATATATGGCCAGTAAGGTATGGGATGCAGTACAGACAACTGTAGTTTCTGCTACACAGGGCATGTCTTTCTTGAAAAACCTAGCTAATGAACTAGCGTCTGACAACATGCCTGTCGAATGGATTACGCCATTAGGATTACCCGTACAACAGATGTATCTTGACTTACATACGGAATGCTTCAGGTTGCGGTTTGGTGGTGCCAGTGTGCGCTATCGTATATATGTTACAGAGCCGAAGGAAGGGGAAGACACAGACAAAAAGAAGCAGGTGTCTGGTGTTGCTCCTAACTTCATTCACTCCCTAGATGCTACTCACTTGATGATGTCTGTTAATGCTTGTGAAAATGTGTCTAACTTCACTACAGTCCATGATTCATTTGGTACGTCATTAGGTGAAGCAGAGGAGCTGAGAGAAGTTATTAGACAGCAAATGGTTAAACTGTATAGTGAAAATGAGCCACTAAAAGATTTTAAAGCTCACGCGGAAGAATTGCTAGGCAAACATATTGATATAGATTTACCTCAAAAAGGCACATTAGATATCAATTCTATTTTGTCTAGCAAATTTGTATTTCACTGAGTAAGAACATAGAGTTTTGCAGAAGTGCGCACAGAGTAGAAGCATAGGTTTAGACAAAAGTCAAGACTTCTGCTTCTACTTTTTAATTGTCCCACATATACTGAAAATCTTATTGTCCCACATAGTAGAGAGAAGGGAAAGGAATGCCTTAGGTATACTTAAGTATTACTTAGTTACTTTCTTGGTTACTTACTTAGTAGTTAGTTAGTAGTATTCCTAAGGAATACTAGGAAGGAGCAGAGAAGAAAAATGTATAGCATAGGAGATTATGTAGTTATTCATGATGTACCCATATCTTATGTCTCGTCTGCATATAATGGTCTGGTAGCGCAGGTTGTGGACAGCAAGCCAGTGGACAACGTGTATTATGTCACAGTTTGCGGATATGAAGAGAGAGGTTCTTTTGAAGTAGAAGAGAATTATTTGTCATTATACGAGGATGATGAGGAGGAGGAAGATTGCTACCACGACTCCCACTACAGAAACAGTGTCTTGGAACCTATTCTGATAATGCAGAGCATGTTCACACATGAAGAGTTCATAGGATTTCTCAAGGGAAACATTCTGAAATACAGATTACGCCTGGGACATAAAGACGATATCCAAAAGGAAATGGACAAGATACAGAGATACGAACAGTGGTTAGCAGAAGCAGAGGAGGGCAAGGGGATTACGGTATGATTTATAAAATTGGATTTCATAAATTACGAGAGGATGTTGAGTTACCACAGATTCAGACGGAGGGTTCAGCAGGTGCAGACTTAGTAGTACCAGATGATACCTATATTCCACCTTTTCATAGTGTAGGTCATGGGACGCTTGTGCCTTTAGGGTTCTCTTTGGATATCCCTAAAGGAATGCAGGTACACATTATGCTACGGTCAAGTGTAGGGCTGAATACTCCATTACGGTTATCTAATGGTGTTGGTTTGATTGACTCAGATTACAAAGGCGAAATTTGTCTGCTATTAGATAATTTGTCTAAAAATACTGTTTTCATCAAAAGTGGGACTCGAATGGCACAAATGGTACCTTTCTGCAGTGCGAAGTGGGAATTTTCTTCTATTGTCCCACATAGTAGAGAGAAGAGGGATAAAATCCCAATCCAGAAAAGAACAGGTGGGTTCGGTTCCACCAACAGAAAAAGGAGCGATAACGAATGAAAATCAAAGGGAAAGCATTTTGGGCAAAAGTAAGGACACCAGAAACATATCAGGGAAATCCTGTAGGATACTCTGTACAGGTTGAAATGCCTGAGGAAAATCTTCAGCGTATGAAAGACTACTTTACTGACAAATGCAAAAATGAACAGTTTACAGACAAACGTTGTGATGGTGAAATCACACTGCCCATCAAGGTTGATGAAACCACAGGTAGAAAAACGGTAAAGGTAAAGACTAAACACTTCTATGTCGAAAAAGCTACAGGCAAGCAGGTTAATAAGGTAATCCCTATTTACAACGAATATGGTGAAATTATTCCGGAGGATGTACTTATTGGGAACGGCTCTGATGTAGAAGTAGCCTGTAACTGCAAATTCTTCTATGATTCTGCTAAGAAGTGGGGCGTACGGCTCTACTTACAGAGCATGATGGTCACTAATCTTGTCAAATACAGTACAGACGGTTCAGATGAATTCGAGTTTAAGAAACGTCCTGAAGGGGAAGAAGCAGACGTGCAGGAAGATGAGGTGGATTTCTAATACGAATTGGTGGCATACATAAGAATAAACGTGGTACACGTTCAAAGTATGAAGAGACACTTTTACAGAATCTAAAAGACAGAAGTGTCTCTTTTGCATATGAGCAGTATTCTTTGAAGTACACAGTGGAACATACATATACACCTGATTTTGTACTACCTAACGGCATTATTGTAGAAGCCAAAGATGGTGAAGGTGGGTATGCTCATGTTGGCAAAAGCTCATACTACAGGGGTTCTCTGGATTCCGCAGCCAGAGGGAAGATGTTGCGTATCAAGAAGCTGTATCCGAACTTAGATATACGCTTTGTCTTCCGAACAGATCAGACACTGCATAGTCTGGGGAAAAAATGTAGTACATGGTGTAAAGAACATGGTTTCAAGTATCACATAGGTGACTCCATACCAGACAGTTGGCTGAAAGAAGAGCCTAAGGATACAGAAGGATTACTACTGAAAAAGAGAAAGGAGAAATAGTTATTGTTAAAGTTTAGAGACAGAGAAGACACAGAATTTGTACGTGTCTATTGGCATGATTTAAATGGTCTGTCTGTCCCTGGACTGCTTAAGGAGATTAGGAGAACTAAGGGTGACTTTACTGCTCCATATCACATGATTATTACTAAGGATGGTACGATTCATCATATTAGAAATCTGGAAGCGGTTGCAGGGTATGAACTGGCAGACAATGAGTTTGGAGTGCACATCTTAGTTGATTCCATTAGTAGAGATTTAATGACTAGAGTACAGCGGTTATCTCTGGAGGATGTTCTAAATGATATCAATGTAAAATATCCAGATATACCTGAAGAAAACTATTATGAATGATAATGTTCCTATTAAAACGCATTTACCGTGTCCGGATTGTGGTTCTCATGATGCATTAACAGAGTATTCAGATGGGCACACATATTGTTTCTCATGTCAGACAGTCAGGAATACTTTAGCGCGTGAAAGTAAATTGATTGACATAAACTCTTTGTCTTTCTCACCACTAAAAAAGCGCGGTATTATGACAAACACATGTGAGAAATATCATTATTACACAGGATATCACAACGGGAAACCTGTTCACGTAGCTTGCTATTATGACGACACAGGGGAGCTGATAGGTCAGAAAGTACGCTATCCAGATAAGACGTTTGAGACAATCGGAAAGATTTCTAAAAGGTTTTTCGGACAGGAGCTGTTCTCTGGCAGGGGAAAGTTAGTTATCACTGAAGGTGAAATTGACTGTCTTACTGTCTCACAGCTGCAGGGAAATAAGTATCCAGTTGTGTCTATCCCAACAGGTGTTGTGTCTGCTAAAAAAGTGATAACGCATAACATGGAGTGGCTTTCACAGTTCGATGAAATCATTCTGATGTTCGATATGGATGAGCCGGGGAGAAAGGCCGTAAAAGAATGTGCAGGCCTTCTCAAAGGCATTAAGGTAGCTAATTTACCTATGAAAGATCCTAACGAATGTCTGTTAAATGACAAAGGTCAAGCTGTGATAAATGCTATATGGAATGCGAAACCATACAGGCCGGATGGAATAGTTAATGGTGCTGAACTATGGGATATTGTAGATAGTGAGGAAGACACAAAAGGGTACAGTTATCCTTGGGATATTCCATTAAATGACATGACACTCGGTATGCGAAAAGGCGAACTGGTAGTGATTACCGCAGGGACAGGCGTAGGTAAAACTACATTTGTCAGACAACTTATGTATGAATTAGGTGTCAATCAGGGCAGAAAGATAGGCTGTATGATGCTAGAAGAAAATATTAAGCGTACAGCAATCGGCCTTATGTCTATCCATACAGGTAATAGATTGCACTTAAATAGACATGCAATATCGGAAGAAGAATATCATAAAGCATTCGATGAGACACTGGGTACAGGTCACTATGTCTTATACAATCATTTTGGTTCACTCGATGGTGACAACTTACTCAACAAAATACGATACCTGGCTATCTCAGAAGAGTGTGATTTCATAGTTTTAGATCATGTGTCTATAGCTGTTTCGGGGCTTGAAGGAGATAATGAGCGGAAACTCATAGACTATCTTATGACACAAATGAGGAGCATAGTAGAAGAAACTGGTGTAGGTATGTTGGTTATCAGTCACTTAAGGCGACCAGATACATCGCAACAATCTCATGAGGAAGGCGGAATAACGTCTTTGTCTCAGTTAAGAGGTTCTCATGCAATTTCTCAGTTATCAGACATAGTTATTGGCTTGGAGAGAAACCAACAGGATGAGGATGAACATACGAAAAACACCATAAAAATACGGGTTCTTAAGAATCGGTTCAGTGGCGATACTGGAATAGCCGGATACCTAGAGTACAGTAAGAAGACAGATAGATTAGAAGTAAAAGGAAAGAGGGAGAATAATAATGATGATGAAGCAGAGTTTTAAGGTCCCTGTTCATGATTATGGGATTACATTAACAGAAATTCCAGATGAAATCACTCTGTATTTTAACATTGGGAATTGTGAGTGCCATTGTAAAGGTTGTCATAGTGATTTTCTGTGGGATACACATTTGAATACACCGATGAAAACGGTAGATGAAATTTTGTCTATTGTCAAGAAATACAAAGATGATGTAACAGCTATTGTGTTCATGGGTGGTAATCGGAATGGCATGGATTTTGAAGAATTTGCAGACAAAGTGTTGAAGCCTGTGTCTGAATTTATGGATGTTGGTATCTACATGGGAGCTTGGGATGCTAATGATTTATTCGTTGCGTCTCAATATTGCCGATGGATTAAAGTAGGCTGCTATAAAGAGGATTACGGTGGATTAGATTCTCCAGCTACCAATCAGCTGTTTTTTGAAGTACAAAATTATAAATTCTTATAGGTGGTAACAATGACGTTCACATTACATGTTATTAAAGGTTGTGCATACTGTGATGCTATTTTGTCTTTATATCCATCATTGGTAAAGAGATATCCCAAGTTATATTTCAATATGAAATGTGATGAAAGTGCAAATGAGGGTATAGTATATCCATATATTGAAGCATATCATCTTGATGTTGACGGTGTGTATAGAGACAAAAAAGATTCCATGCTATACATCAATGATGTTGTAGATTTTGTAGAAAGGAGTCTTAATAGAGGTAAATGATTTTGAACTTAACTCCTGATCAGATACAGGGGAAGATTGATTATATTAAGAAGTATTCACAAGCGTCCAATAGTGCTGATGGTTCATTAGTTGATAGTAATGCTAATGTAGACACAAAAAACATAGGCATTCTGGAAGCGGAACTGTATAAGCCAGAGACGATTCAGATTAATAGAGAGATTGTGAAGCAAAAGTTAGACAGCATGTTTCCTGGACTAGGAGCACAGTATATCAAGGACATAGAAAGTCACTTTATTTATATCCATGATGAAACGTCCTTGCGTCCCTACTGTGCTTCTATTACCTTGTTTCCTTTCCTGCTAAATGGTACTAAACCTCTGGGTGGGACAAGCAAAGCACCAAAGAACCTGCATAGTTTTTGTGGATCATTCATTAATCTTGTCTATCAGGTAGCGTCTGGTTTTGCAGGTGCTGTGGCTACTGTCGAATTTCTGCTATATTTTGATTATTTTGCGAGAAAGACATATGGCAGTGCTTACATAACTACTAACAAGAAAGAGGTAGAGCAGGCCCTACAGGGTGTCGTATATGCCTTGAATCAGCCTGCTAGTGCGCGGGGAAATCAGAGCGTGTTCTGGAATATCTCTGTATTAGACAAGCATTATTTTGAGCACCTATTTGGTACATTTCATTTCCCGGATGGTTCAAAGGCTATGTATTATGGCTCATTCCATGATTTGCAGGAGCTTTTTATGGAGTGGTTTAGGAAAGAGAGGGAGAAAGAGCTACTGACATATCCCGTTTTAACAGCTTCTATGCTTATCGACGATGAGGGAGTTCCTGTAGACACAGAATTTGCAGAGATGTGTGCTGAGAAAATGTCCAAAGGTCTGAGCTTCTTTGTCTATGAATCACAAAGTGTTGACTCACTTGCTTCCTGTTGTCGATTGCGCAACGAACTGTCTGACAATACGTTTAGCTATACACTGGGAGCAGGCGGGGTATCTACAGGTTCCATACAGGTTATTACACTGAACATGAACAGACTCGTACAACAGAAAGACCATACTGTATCTGACATTGTAAAACGTGTTCATAAGTACCTTTTGGCGCACAGGGCAGTGATTGAAGACTACATGAATAGTGGTTTGTTGCCCGCGTATACAGCTGGGTTTATTAATCTGGACAAGCAGTTTCTTACCGTTGGTATCAATGGCATGTTGGAAGCTTCTGAGTTTCTGCATGGTAAACCAGACATAGATTTCTATAGAGATACATTGAAGACTATCTACTTGTTGAATAAAGAGGATGGCCAAAGATACAAAGTTAAATATAATACGGAGTTTGTCCCTGCCGAAAATTTAGGTGTGAAGAATGCGAAGTGGGACAAAGAAGATGGCTTAGTGGTTCCTAGAGACTGCTATAATTCCTATTTCTTTCCTGTAGAGAGCAGTGAGTACAGCATTATAGACAAACTTGATATGCATGGTTCACGTACTACAGCGTTTCTTGACGGGGGAGCAGCTTGTCATCTTAATTTGGCGCAGTTATTGACTGAGAAACAGGCGTATCAACTAATGTGTCTTGCAGGTAAGAAGGGCGTTAATTACTGGACATTTAACTGCTTAATGACAATTTGTGACGATTGTGGATATATCGATGTGAACACGGAAAGGCAGTGCACGAAATGTGGAAGTACCAATGTTGGTTATGCCACTCGTGTCATTGGCTATCTCAAACGTATTGATAGTTTTTCCACAGCACGTCAGAAGGAAGCTTTTAAACGACATTATACTTAAGAAAGGAGGACCTAATGATTCTATTAAAATTTCTGATGCGATTGGAAGAGTTTTACCGGAAACAGGCCTATAAGTGCCAGGTGCGGCGTGTTCAGTATGGTCAGCAGATTATGGAAAAACTGAATTACTCTCTGATTAAACTAAGAGAAGAAACTAAACGTGCAGAAGACAAAATTAAAGAGAAGATTGAGGATGTAAAGCTGTATATGTGATGGAGGTTGTAGGATATGTTGTTTTTTGATATTGAAACGGATGGACTATTAGAAGATTTAACTAAAATCCATTGCATGTGTATTAAAGACACTTCTACAGACACGATGTATCGGTATACTCCAGAAAACATAGAAGACGGTATAAAAAAGCTGATGGTGGCAGGTGAAACGATATGTGGTCACAATGTAATCGCATTCGACTTACCTGCCATTAAGAAGCTATACCCATGGTTCACTGTTTGTAAAGACAAAGTTATTGATACTCTTGTCTACGCTCGTCTGGTGTTTTCTGAAGTCAACTATATTGATAACAAACTGACAAGAATAGGTGTCTTACCAAAACGCTTGTATGGTTCACACTCTCTAAAAGCATATGGATATCGTTTGGGAGTACTTAAAGGTACTTACTGTGAGACAGAAGATGCCTGGGCAATTTTCACTCCAGAAATGTTGGACTATAACGAACAAGACGTTGTTGTAACAGAAGCTTTGTATAAGAAATGCAGTAAGAAAACTACTACGGAACAGGCTTTGTCTTTGGAACATAAGGCTCAGTGGTTGATGGTAAGGATGGAGAACAATGGATTTACGTTCGATAAAGAAAAGGCGATAGAGCTTATGTCTACATTACAGAATAAACAGATTGAAGTACTGAATCAGTTAGCCCATATGGTTCCACGTATACCCGACAAAGTTTTCATCCCTAAAAGAGATAACAAAAGCAAGGGATATAAAGCAGGCATTCCTATTCAGCGATATAAAGAATTCAATCCTAATAGCAGACAGCAGGTTCTATGGATCATGAAAGATTACTACAAATATCCTTTCAGTAATCCGGATATGCATACTGAGGACGGGAAGATACAGCTGAATGAAGAAACCTTTAAATTAATAGTAAAAGACACAGAAGCACCAGAAGAAGTTCGTAAACTTGCTGAGCTATTTCAAGAAAACTTCTTATTGACTAAGCGACTAGGACAACTGATTGATGGGAAAAACGGTTGGCTGAAACTCGTAAGTGAAGATGGGAAAATACACGGACATGTTAATCCTAATGGAGCTATTACAGGCAGAGCCACACACCGTAAACCTAATATTGCTCAAGTACCACATGTTGGCACAGAGTATGGTAAGGAGTGCAGAGAACTGTTTACCGTACCCGAAGGATGGTATCAGGTCGGTATAGATGCGTGTGGACTGGAACTACGGTGTCTATCTCACTACATGTATCCTTTTGACAATGGTGAATATGCTAACGAATGCGTCAATGGTGATATTCATACGAAAAACCAGATAGCCGCAGGATTGCCAGAGAGAAATATGGCGAAGACGTTTATATATGGTTTTTTATATGGGGCAGGTGATGCAAAGATTGGACAGATTGTAGGTGGTACAGCAGAGCATGGAGCAGAACTACGGAAGAAGTTCTTAAAGGAAACTCCTGCTATAAAGAAATTACAGAGTTATGTAAAAAATCTTTTGTCTGAATATGATGTAGGACTCAGACAAAGGAAATGGAAAACACGATATTTGAAGGGACTTGATGGTCGATTGCTTTATACTCGGTCTATCCATAGTGCCCTTAATCTACTATTACAGTCAGCAGGTGCTATTGTCTGTAAATACTGGATTGTACGAACTGAAGAACGCTTATTGAACCTGGGATTAGACCATGGTAAAGATTTTCAGCTCATGGCATGGGTGCACGATGAACAACAGATAGCGTGTCGTAATAAAGACATTGCTAAGATTGTAGTAAGGGAAGCACAGGAAGCTATGAGGGATACACAAAAATACTATAACTTTAAGTGTCAGTTAGATACGGAAGGTATCATAGGGCACAATTGGTACGAATGTCATTGATGAGAAGGAGACAGGACTATTATGAAATTTGAAGAAGCAAAGATTGGTATGGAAGTAATTTGGAATGGAAGTACTAAAATGAAAGGGACAATTACCATTATCGACACGCAGGATAAAAGTGTACTGGTTGTATCGGATGACAAATTTTTTAAATTGTGGTTTTTTGATGACAGTGAGAATCCAACGTTTGATTTAAAAACTTTAAAACCCTATAATAGCATTCAGCTTACCAAAAAGCCACCTAAGTTTGACATAGATCTAATAGATAGTAAAGAGTTTCAATCTTATGTTGAGACTGTTATTGCTAAGTATGAGAAAGAGTTTTTACCTGAGGGGACATGCCTTACACATGTGTCTATTCGCAAAGATGGAGAAATCGTAGTGAAGGACAACAGTGGGAAGACAGGGATTTCAAAATGCCATCCTGATGATGCTTTTAATATCGAAGTGGGATTACAGTTAGCTATGAAGCGATTGGCAGAAAGGCTCCCTTTCATTCCTAAAGATGGGGAAGAATATTACTCAATCTTACCTACTTCAGGAACGGTGTATAGCAGTGTTTATTATGGGGGTATATTTAGTGATGCCTTCAACAAGGCCATGGGTAATTGCTTCCGCACAGAAAAGGTAGCAAAAGAGAACAAAGACAAAATAATGGCTCGATATGAAAATATCTTAAAATTAGCTGAACTGAATGCTGTAGGAGATAAAGGATAATGAAATATTGTGCTCATGTGAAATATAAATTAGATGAGTATGTTCTCATTGAAGCTGATTCAGAAGAAGAAGCATATGACAAAATAGAAGATGTAATACATCCGTTTGCTGAGGATATCGAGGTTATATCAATATACAGAGAGAAATAAAATAAAAGGGGGTATGCGCGTTGCCTAAAGTAGAACTAATTGCTATTACGCCTAACTATATTCAGTTAATTCAGCGAGCTATGGGAGAATGCTATCAGCGCCCTGTAGGAGAAAAGACGGTAAAGAAAGCTATTCAAGCAGGGCATTTGTCTGTACTTGAACATTGTTCAGCAACGTTTGAGATTCAGTGCTCTATTTCTGTGTTGCTACAACTGACCAGACACAGACATTTTTCCTTTACAGTACAGAGTTCTAGGGGATGCGAACTTACACACTTTCACAAGACTGGCATTGAGTTTTTAGATAGTCTGCTGATAGAGCATATGGCTGATTATAAGTATGCTGTAGAAGATGGTTGTAAGAATAAAGAAGATGCTGCTTACTTACTGCCTAAAGCCGCTGAATATAAATTACTTATTACAGGAAACTTCAGGGCATGGTATGAGTATTTGCCTAAGCGGATGTGCAAGAGAGCACAGAAGGAACATAGACAAATGGCAGAACAGATTCAGAAACTGTTAGCAAAGTCAGCACCAGAGATTTTTGATAGAGATTTTATGAATTGCGATAGATGCACTGAAAAGAGTTGTTCGTTCTCATGATGAATCTTATTTTTGATGCTGACATGTTACTTTTTATCTCTCTCCTGGAATGTGAAAAAGCTGTTCATTGGAGCAATGATATCTGGACCTTGCACTGTGATATGAGAGAAGCATGTGTCTATTATGATAACTTTGTTACTGATCTTACGGAAAAAGTATTAAATCATTATAAATATGATGGAGACTATAAGCTGTTCATGTGTCTTACTGATAAAGAACATGATAATTTCCGTAATGTAGAAGTTTTTGCTGACTATAAAGCGAATAGGAGGAGCAAGCGTAGACCTGTGTGTTTCAATCCGATGCGTGAATGGATTCGTGATAACTATATTAGCTACATGGAACCACATCTAGAAGCGGATGACTGTGCAGGTCTTTTGACACGTGAAGTTGACGGTGATTACATTCTTATTTCGGGAGACAAAGATTTTCGCTCTATACCGGGTAAATTCTATGATTTCATGAGAGACAAATATTTCCAGACAACAGATGAGGATGCAGCCAAATTTCATCTATATCAAACTATTTTAGGGGATTCAACAGATAATTACAAAGGTGCTCCGGGATTTGGTGAAGTGAAAGCAAAACGCATTCTAGATGAACTGGGGTACACATGGGAAACGGTGGTAAAAGCATATCAAGGAAATGAACAGGAAGCACTGAAAAACGCAAGGTTAGCATATATCTTGCACAAGGCAGGTGATTATGATTGGAAAACAGGGAGTATAAAGCTCTGGGAACCCGATTCGTAGTTTCCTATGGTAGTCAGGATACCGAACTTGTCTATAGTGTTTACGAACGTTTATGGGAGTTACGGAAAGGACACAAGGTAATCGAGCCACTCGCGGACAAAGACAGAGTATTCAAAATGGTTACTGAACTGAACAGGTATGGTCAACTTGCCTATTTTTATTACAAAGACACCCTTGTTGGTGTAGTGGCCTTTAATATCAATCCGGATTTTGTCTGGTGGGGATATATGGTTAAGGCTGTGGAAGAAGTCTTTGTCCTGAGCATGTCTGATGATTATGCAGGGTTCGGCAGAGTGGCGGCTCAGTTTTTAAAAGATTTGTGCAAGGAAAATCAATGTGACTTAGTGTTTGCAGGGGCGTTTCTGGGTTCTAACAATAGCTATAAAAAGGTTAAGGGGTATTCTGAGGAGTACCCCACTTACGTTTGTCTTAGAAAGGATTGTGATGCTGTTGAATGAAGAATTACGGTATCTAGTGTCTGCACAATTAATCGCAAATTTACGGGAGACATTTACACCTAACTATTTCCTTAACGCTAATAAAAAGTTTACTGCTGAGTATCAGTTAGGTTTTATGGACGGTATATGTTCCCTTATTAATTATTTAGAAAACAGTATTGATGGGAAAGGAGAATGATTTACGTATGAGTGGTGGAATTGGTAGGGCACTGAAGAAGGTAGTGTCTGCACCATTTAAAGTTGTTGGGAAGGTTCTTGGTGTTGGTGGTGGCGGTTCACAGACTGTAAAGGTACAGACACCGGAAGTTACAGGAGCACAGATACAGGCGAGTACGCAGGCTCAGGCTCCAGAAGCACCTGTATTAGGAACTGAAAATACCACATTAGATTCCAATGGCAAGAAGAAGAAAAAAGGTAAAGCAGGGCTTCTCATATCTAAAGACAACGGTTCTGGCGGCAACAGTGGTGGTTACACAGGGCTGAATATCTAAGATATGGCGGATATTACGACACAGGAAATGCAGGAGCAGGGAGCAAAGAAGACATATGAACGATTAAAGTCGGACAGACAGCCTTATGTTGATCGTGCTGTTGATTGTGCAAAGGTCACTATTCCTGCATTGTTCCCTAAAGAAAATGATGATAAATCTACGAAATATGAGACACCATATCAATCGGTAGGAGCAAGAGGTGTCAATAACCTTGCGTCTAAGTTGATTCTTGCACTCATGCCGCCGAACTCGCCTTTCTTCAGATTAGGTATGTCTGATGAAGTATTAGCTGAGTATATGAATAATGGGCAGGAAGACACAAAAGCGCAGGTTGAACAGGCTCTGATGATGATTGAGAACAGAGTGATGAAGTACATAGAGTCTAATCAGATACGTGTTACGGTCCTGGAAAGTATTAAACAGCTGATTGTTGCCGGAAATGCCTTGCTGTTTCTTCCACCTGCTGAGGGCGGTATCAAACTGTACAAACTGATGGACTATGTAATACAAAGAGATGGATTGGGCAATGTCGTGCAGATTGTTACATTAGATAGAGTAGCGTATGCAACACTTGATGAAACCATACAAAACCTTATTAAGACAGACAAGAAACCAGAAGACCTTATAAATGTATATACACATGTGTGCAGAAGTGGTGATAACTATTTGTCTTATCAAGAGGTGGATGAACAGGTAATTCAAGGAAGTGAACAGACTTATCCCATAGCTAAGACACCTTATATTCCTATTCGTATGGTTAAGATGGATGGTGAATCTTATGGCAGGTCCTTCTGTGAAGAATACTTAGGTGATTTAAACTCTTTGGAAAATTTGTCTAAAGCCATGTTCAAACTGTCAACTATAGCAGCTAATATCTACTTCCTTGTAAATCCCAACGGTGTAACAAGGGTTAAGAAATTGGAAAATGCTACCAGTGGTGATTTTGTTGCAGGTCGTAAGGAAGATGTGGAAGTTCTTCAGTTGGACAAATATTATGACTTCAATATGACAAAGGCGCAGGCCGATGCTATAGAAAATCGGTTATCTTTTGCGTTCCTTTTGTCTTCTGTAGTACAGCGGAATGCTGAACGAGTTACCGCTGAAGAAGTTCGAACAGTAGCGTCTGAACTTGAAGATACTCTCGGTGGAGTTTATTCTATTTTGTCTCAAGAGCTTCAATTGCCGTTGGTACGGCGTATCCTTAATCAGTTACAGAGTACAGGTGAAGTTCCGAATTTACCAGAAGGGACAGTAGAGCCTACTATTACTACTGGTCTTGAAGCACTGGGAAGAGGGCATGATCTTGAAAAATATGCTACTGTATTGAATCTTATTTCACAGATACCAGGAGCGCAGGAAATGATTAACTGGAATGTCATGCTTCTTAACTTATTTACTGGTGTTGGTGTAGAGACAGAAGGTTTGATTAAGACACAGCAACAGATAGAGGAAGAACAGCAAATGGCTATGGGGCAAGAAGTGGCAATGCAAGCAGTAAAGGAAGGTGGTGATGAAACTAATGGCTGATGAATTAACTAATGTAGAAACTACTCCCGCAGTGGAAAACAATGATGTAGAAATTAAGACAAATCAGAATATTACTATTGAAGCACAAGGGGATACTCATGAATCTACGACTACTACGAATGAGGAGCAGACGAATGAACCTACTGGGCAGGATGTAGATGCGAATGTACAGCAACGTATTGATGCTCAGACACAGGCAAATACAGATCTTAAAAATGATTTGTCTAACAAAGGTGTCGATTGGAATGTTCTTGAAAAGGAATATACAGATAATGGTGAGCTGTCCAAAGAATCCTTGGAAGCATTAGAAAAGGCCGGATACCCTAAGAGCGTAGTAGATGCATACATCAATGGTATGGAAGCTGAGTATGAACGGCTTGCTATGCATGTTGTAGAAAGTGTAGGTGGTGCAGAACAATTTACTAAATTACAGAATTTTGCAAAGATACAGAATGCAGACTATCAGAAAATGTGGAATGACACGATGAATAGTGGCAATGTGTTAGCAATTAAGACGATGCTGTCTGGTATCCAGTCTGCCATGATTGCAGTTCAGGGTACACAGAAAAGTACTATTATGGGAAGTGGTTCTTCTGGGGCAGGCAACGGAAACGCAGGATTCACTTCTAGACAGGACATGATTAAAGCTATGTCTGACCCTCGGTACGGTAAAGACAAAGCCTATACTCATGAAGTTGAACAAAAGGTTATTAATTCTAAATTATTTTAAACAAAAGGAGATTGATTAATTAATATGGCAAATTTAACAAATATTTCTCAGCCCGGTCTTAATCAGGGGCAGTCTGATGCTTTGCAGGGTTTTCTTAAAGTATTCAGTGGTGAAGTTATTTCTGCATTCGATAGAGCTTCTAAAAGTGTGAATAATCATATCGTTCGTACTATTTCCAGTGGCAAGTCAGCAAGCTTCCCTGTAATGGGTCGGGCGACTGCTCACTATCTTGCACCGGGCCAGTCTTTGGATGACGTACGAGAAGCCATTCCGCATAACGAAAAAGTTATTGGTATTGATGGCTTGCTTACTTCTGACCAGTTGATTACTGACATTTATGAAGCTATGTCTCACTTTGATGTACGACAGGAATATTCCAAACAGATGGGTGAAGCACTTGCTTTGTCTGCCGATGGTGCTATTCTTGCTGAAATTGCTAAACTGGCTATTGCTAATACTGAAAACATTACAGGTCTTGGTAAAGGTATTATCATTGAGAAAAAGCTGGCTTCTGGTGACATTGGTATTACGGAAGCTGAAGGTAAGATGATTGTACAGATGCTTCTCGAACTGAAAGCTAAGTTTTCTAATCAGTACGTACCCAATGATGAACGCTATGTCTATATGAAACCAGAAGGGGTAGCAGCTCTCATTAATTCGTGGAATGCTATCAACCGTGACTATGGTGCTGTTGGTACTATTGTTGATGGGAACATTACCAAACTCGCAGGATTCAATATCATTGAAGTTCCTCATCTTACTATTGGCGGAGCAGATGGTGAACATGTCTTGCGGTCTGGTGTTGCTCACGATTTCCCGTCTGCATATAAAGACAAAACCGTATTTGTCGCCGCTCATCATACTGCTGTTGGTACAGTTAAACTGAAAGACCTTGCTGTAGAAACTGCCCGTCGTATCGAATACCAGGCGGATCAGGTAGTTGGTAAGTATTCTATGGGACACGGTGGTTTGCGTCCGGAAGCTTGCGCAATCGGTACTATTTCTGCTTCTGTATAAGTTTGTTTATGGATGGGAGAGGTTTACTTTTAGGGTTCCTCTCCCTATTTATTTCTCTGTAAAGAAAGGTAGGTGAGACATATGATACTTACACCATTGACTGAGTTAGATGCAATTAATGAAATTATCACAGCCACAGGTGAGGATGGAATTTTGTCTATCGAAGAAGTTTCAGAAAATGCAGATGCTACAATGGCTCAGAAGATGATAGAATCTGTAAGCCGGGAGATACAACAGGAAGGATGGGACTTCAATACTATTCCAGAGGTTACATTATTTCCAGATACAAACACAGGAAAAATAAAGTGGAATACGTATTTCTTACGTTTAGGCTCAACTGAATACAGAAATAGAGGTGGATATCTTTATAACATTACAGACAGTACAGACAAATTTGCCACATCTGTAGTTTTTAGTAATGTTATTGTGCTTATTCCTTTCGATGAACTACCGGAGGTTTTCAGAAAATATGTAACGACAAAAGCGGCTTTAGCATTTTCTACCCGTTTCTTGGGGGATGCTGAACTCGAAAACTCTTTGTCTTCTGAACTTTCTAAAGCGTATGCTGATGTAATGACATACGAGTTAGACACACAGAAAGTAAATGTCTTTAATAATACTTCTGTATCTGAGGTGGGAACACGATGAGTAATATGACCCAGAGAATAGACAACTTTATAGAAGGTGTGTCTCAACAGTCACCTATGTTGCGTCATGCTGAACAGCTAGAGGAACAAATTAATGGCTACAGTACTGAAGCAGGGGGATTACAGAAAAGACCTCCTACTATATCTATAAGTAAACTGTTTAGTGGTACTGAGACAAATGATAACCTATATGTTCATATTATAAATAGAGATGAAACTGAGAGATATATTGTAATCTTAGATGTGACGAAAAAGAGTATCAGAGTATTTGATTTGTCGGGCAAGGAAATAAAAGTCACTGTAGAAGACCCAGATTATTTGTCTGGTATCACAGGCAATTCATATGCTCAAATGAAAGCTATTACGGTGGCTGACTATACATTTATTCTGAATAAGACAAAGAAAGTACGTATGTCTGGCGTTAAGACTTCTGATACTATGGCTAATCAGGGGTGTCTAATTAATGTCAAACAGGGGCAATATGGTAGAACGTACAAAGTGTCTATTGATGGTAAGCAGGTCGCTTCCTATGAAACTCCTGATGGTTCACAAGCAGCTCATGTAAAGAATATTGCTACTGATTATATACGTGACCAACTAGCAACACAAATTCGTAGTGCAGGTTATACGGTTGATACAGGTTCGTCCTGGCTACGTGTTAGAGGTAATATTAGCAAGGTAGAAACATCTGACTCATTCAACAACTTGGCACTAATTGGAATTACATCATATACGAATAAATTCACAAACTTACCTGCTTCTGCTCCAGATGGCTACATTGTCTTAATTAGAGGTGAGTCTAATGCTGATGACGATTACTATGTAAAATATTCTTCCAGTAGAAACATTTGGGTAGAGTCGGTGAAGACAGGAATAGATAATACAATAGACAAAAAGACGATGCCACATGCTCTAATTCGTAATTCAGATGGAAGCTTTACTTTCAAAACCTTAGACTGGGCAGAACGAAAAACAGGTGATGAGAGCAGTAATGAAGAACCATCATTTGTTGGTAGCACTATCAATGATTTGTTTTTCTACAGAAATCGTCTTGGATTCCTTAGTGGTGAGAATATCATTTTGTCTTCTTCTTCAGATTTATTTAATTTCTGGATGCAGAGTGTAGTGGATGTACAGGATGATGATACGATAGATACGAACGCACCTAACAACAAAGTGTCTGTTCTGTATAATGCTATTCCATTCTCAGGTGCTTTATACGTATTCTCCGGCCAGACACAGTTTGCACTCACGGCAGACGGTACACTATCTCCTAAAAATGCCAGGCTGGATAGTATTACAGAGTTTACTTCAGATACAGATGTTATTCCTGTTGGTGCGGGTAATTCTGTGTACTTTGTCTCTAAGAGAGCGGATTTTGCTTCTGTCAATGAATATCGGGTAGCTCAATATTATACAGATGTAAAGGATGCAGAAGATGTAACAGCTCATGTTCCTTATTATATCCCAAATGATGTCTACAGGATGATTGGTAGTTCTAATGACAATTTACTGTTCTGTATGTCTGATAATGACAAGCATATAATATATGTATATAAGTATTTGTATATGAACGGCAATAGGGTACAGAGTTCATGGTCTAAATGGAAATTTACAGGTGAAGTAATTGGTGCTGATTTTGTGGGATCTACTATGTATCTCGCTATCAAATATAGTGACAATTCAATATATCTTGAGAAACTGACTTTGAGTTACAATACTGAGGATTTTAAAGATACAGAGAAATACCGTGTGATGCTTGATAGAAAAATAGAAGTAACATTGTCTACTGCTAATGCCACTGAGGATGACCAATATATTATTATAGATGTGTCTAAATTGTATGGAGATGCGAATACTCATATCTCAATAGTTACGAATGACGGTATAGTGTATGAAGACAATAAAATTCTCAAAAATGATGTAACAAAGATGGGAAGCAAAGTAATAGTAGGTGTTCCATATGATTTTGAAATGACACTTTCTACTATTTATATGAAACAGAAAAACAGTCAGGGAAGTACAGTAACTATTCCTAGTTATAAGTTGATGTTGAGACACGTATTTTTTGACTATGCTGATACGGGTTTTATGGAAGTCGCTGTTGACAATAAGTATAGGTACAAACTGACAAATAAGAAAGTTGGTTCATATAGATTAGGTAATATTGCATTGCTAACCGGAACATTCAGAGTGCCGGTTAGAAAACTGAATACTAAAGCCGTTATAAAAGTAATCAATTCATCACCATTACCTTTGTCTATTATTGGTGGTGGTTATGAAGCCAATTACACAACAAGATTTAAGAATTTGTAAGGAAAGGAGAGTTATATAATATGGGTGCAATGGGAGCTATTCAAGGTGGCCTAATGTTAACTCAGGCTTATACAGGATGGAAAGCTCAAAGAGACCAGGCGAAAGAGCAAGCAAAAGCTTTGTCTAAACAAGCAAGTGCCATAGGAAAAAATTTAGCGTATGCATTCCAGAACTATGAATTACAGCGTGTTGATGCCTTTGATTCTGCTGTGAATAGTTTGATGAAGACAAGACAGCAGGCATTAGCACTTACTTCTAGTGTACGCGCAGCTATAAATGAAGAGACAAGCGGTAATTCAAGAACTGGCAGGGCACTACAGAGAGCTTCCAGTGCCGACGTGTTACGTACTGAAAGTTCCATTAAAGACAACTATGAAAGACAATCTGATGAAATAGACTTGAACAAAGAAGCAGAGAAAAGACAAGCTATTGATGAAATTAATAATATTAAAGCACAGGCTCCACAAATGCCGTCTGTCTGGTCACTCATAGGGCAGGTAGCAGGTGGGGCTTTGTCTATATATAATTCGTACCAGAATGCGAGTGAGTCAGCGGCTTCACAGGGGATGAAATTAGACACATGGTGGAGAGCAAAGAATCCAGAGACATATACAGCTAATCGGTATCACTTTAGTATTCCTACGTATTCTTCTGGGCTTCCAAATAGTTACAACTATACAAACTATATGTCTAGAAATATTCCTATACGGTATTCTTTCCCTAACATGCCTACTTACTATACTCTTTTGCCTTCTACTTATACATACAAAAATACAAGGGGGTGGTGAATTAGATGGCAAATACGAATACTAGCAATGCTGTAGGTACTGCCAGACAGTTCACACCACAGCCCCAGAGCACGTATCAGAGACAGCTTATAACTCCTAGATTAGGAAATACTATTCGCTCCAGAGATGTACAGTCAGCAGGAGCACAGTTAGCAGAATCTTTGGGAGTTCTACAAAATGCAGTAGAAAAATACAGACAGGATTATGATACCAGACAAAAGGATATTGCAGACAAAGTAGTACCTATCCTGTATGGTAAAGAAGATCATGATACCCGGCTGACTGTTGATAGTGTCGCTCTTTTGAATAAAGCCGGTATAGGTGGTTTGCAAGATAATCCATATGCCTTGGCTTTGATAGACCAGTTGAGAGGGCAGGAAGTGTCTTCTGAAATTCATAAGAGATATGATGCATATGCTTCTCAGGAACGTCTGAAAGGTACTCTTGAGGATGAGATTAAGAGTTACGATGATTTCTATAATGAACATGTTCAGGACTATTTGTCTAATCTAAACGTTAACAATAAGTACGCTATGGATAATGGCCTGTATGAATCACGAGTAGTTAATACTGGTAAAGTAGCGAGTAAGTTCATCACAGAAAAAGAAGAAGAAATGTCTATCAATCGTTCTGAAGCCATATCTTCTTTTGTCTCTGAAAATACACGCAATAGATGGAAATGGTCAGAAGATGAGGAAAATAGTTTTGTCTCACAAGTTGGCAATCTTCTTACCACTACACAGGAGCGTGACCCGACAAAGAACTATCAGATACTAGACAACATGATGAAGACAATAGCTACTAATACAGGTAACTACAATATATTATCTAAATTGAAGGAAGCTGTTGTCTACGGTAATCAACGCTTAGGTGATTTTATTGATATAGACAAATATAAAGACCTTGCCAATGAATCCAATAAGGCACACTGGATGCAGAGAACACGAGATATATATGATAAGGTGTCTACAGCTAAAGACAAACGTTCTCTATATGAAATAGTAGATGGTTTTGATGATGATGAAGATAGACAAATTGCTTCTGGTTTTGTCAGTGGGCAGTTGTCCAGTATCGAAGCTGAGGACAGACAGAGAAGAGCGATTGAGCTTGCATCTGCTAAGGCTATGGCTAAAGCGGCTGTTGGCAATATTAATCTAAAAGCACAATTATCAGCTATTATGAATGGACAGACAACAGATGCCATGGGAAATGGCGTTGTTACTACTGCTTCACAATTAAAATCGCTTGGTATAGATGAAAATGATATGATTCTTGCTATAGATTCAACTATTGAGAGTCTGAATTTTGATGATCCTAATGCTATGTCTCAGCTGATGCGTTTGTCTTATCATCCGGCATATAAAGGAGCTTTTTCTAAGGTATTGCAATATGACGCTACAGCAGGTCTGAATAGTCTGACAATAGACAATCAAGAACTAACACCATCCTTAAAGCGATGCGTTGATTTATACTTGCGTTCTCCCAGTTTATTTAACGACATGGTTTCTGATTCCAGTTTACAAGCCGGTGTCATGTGTGTAGCCACTCAGGGTGTTCCTACTTACTTACAGGTAAAAGATGTATTAGGAGACAAAAGTAAGCTTGAGCAGATAGACAAAGATATGAAGGATGCTGTACAGGATGGCGTATCTGGTATGTCTTTACCCTCCCTGGCTGATGGAAGTTCATATGAAGGATTTTCATATACAGAACCTAACTCATTAGCTTTTAATGATACCTATAAAAACTACGCACGCATATACAGGGCAGAAGGTTTCTCTGTTGATGAAGCGATTCGGCAGACTAATTATCGTTTGTCTTCTGAATATTATGCATTTAATGGTTGTCCTATTCCTAAATCAGTAGCACGACTGTGTGATATAGGGGGCACGGATGAAGACACCTGTAGATCAGCTTTCTACTGGGTACTTGGTAGTAAATTAAAGAATTACTGTGAAAGTGCAGGTGTAGACTCGTCGGTGGTAACTGTGTCTTATCGTTCGAATAATGCTAATGGACAATCTATAGTTTCTTTCTCCAGTTCGGCAGGTATTGTATCGTATCCTTTAATGGGTGACAACGGTATTATCACTGAAGCTAGAGCAAACTTGGAACAGAGTGGTAATCAGACATATGAAATTCCTGCCAGTGAGAAGCTCGCTAAGGAAGAAGATAATACTGCAAGAGATAATGCTATACAAACTAAGGAAGATGAACGGTCGTATGTATATGGTGGTAATCATTTCTGGATGTAAGAAAGGTGGTGGAATTTCATGAGCAAGAAGGAAGATATAGCAAAATTTATGATGGCTATCAAGGGGCAGGAGTCGGGCGGGGATTATACAAAACCTAATGAATCTGGCTCTGGTTGTACAGGGGCATACCAGTTCTGTCAAGGTACATGGGATGCATATGCAAGCAGTGTAGCACCAGAGTATGTAGGAATAGATCCTGCCAGTGCACCTCCAGATGTGCAGGATGCTGTAATGTATGCTAAGACTTCTGAAATGTATGATAGATATGGTGGGGATACTCGCCTAATGGCTTTGGAACACTATGGTGGTTCTGGTGTAGCGGATAGGGCAATGGAGACAGGTGTCATTTCAGATGCACCAGAGTGGTTCAATGGTGACAGGTATCCCTCTCAGTTAGAATATGCAAATGCCATAGCAAATTCTTCAGGTAGTGCAGTTCCTTCTTTTGGTGGCATGGATAAAGCCGTGTCTAATAGCAGACCCATGTTACAACAAACAAGCGTACTACCTATTTTCATCAATCCGGACATATACAAGGTAGATAATACAGAGTTAAACAATAGGCCTTTCTTTGATAAGTTGTCTGATTCATTCCAGAATATGTGGTATGAAAATGGAACTATATCTGCTATCCGGTCTGCTTTGATAAAGTCTGTTAATAGAGGGTACGAGAAAAACTGGACACCTTCTGACGATGACCTGAAGTTAATGGACGATTTACTGGGGGATAATAAAGTAGCAAAACAGTCAGTACTTCTTAACTCCGACAATGAAGCACAATTCAGGGCATTTCTGAAGACAAAGAAAGAAGATATAGATAGAGCTGAGAGAGCGGAGCAAACTTCTTGGGGCATTCATTCCATTATTGGTGGTGGCCTTGGAATGCTCCTTGACCCTCTGAATCTTATTCCTTTCGTTGGTGAAGGTGCTATGGTAGCTAAGGTAGGTTCTAAGTTAGGCCTGAAGACATTGGAGAACATAGGAGCTAAACGTGTCTATCAAATCGCAGAATCTGGGGCAACACAGGGATTAGTTAATATGGCGGATTCCTTCCTTTCTGAAAGACACGGAATAAATGAAGCTAACTATGCTGTGTCTGGCTTACTCGGAGCGGCAGGTGGTGCAGGTGTTCGCTTGCTTAGGACCATGCGGAATATTCCAGGCACTAAGCTTGATGGGGAGAATATGCAGAAATTCATTGCTCAGACAAAAGCGCAGGAAGAACAGGCAGTCAGGGGAGCAATGGACATGGCAGATAATGTTTCTTTGGTAACTAATGTGGCTCTTAGACATAATGATACCCCTGTAGAAAGAGCAGTATCTGAAGTTTTGCGTTCTAAAGAAGACATAGCTAAAGGGCTTGATGAACTCACAGGTAGAAAAGTAACTACAGGTAAAGCAATGGAAAAAGCTGTGAGAATGACAACAACGAAATTACAACAGGCTAAAACTGTGTCTGACCTTGTAGGACGGAAAGCAAGCACTTTGTTACGGAAAGCAGGATTGGATAAGGATGCTTCTCTGTCTGATTTATTACAGGTAGCTAGAGACAATCCAGATATTGGTAGACAGGTAAGAAAGGCCACTGAAAAGTATCTGAAAACACCTTTCTCGGATGGAGCATGGAATGGTTTTCTGTACAAGAAGGGTGAAAAGAGTGTAGATGAAAAAGCTAAGTATGCCATGGAAGCTCTTACTGATTCTGAAAAAGCTAATAACGTCCGTCTGCAAATCGAAAAGAATACTGGTGAAAAGGTAACTAATGAGGATGTTAGACGGAGCTTAAAGAAAATACTGTATCAAGAAACTGGGGTTACGTACAAAGAGTCTGGAGACATCATAATCAATGGTACACGCATTAGACCAGAATCGCCTGTTCATGATTCTATTGTACATCCAGATATTTACTCTATCGGTATGGACGCACCAGAACTTGAAGATATGACAGTGGCTTCTCGCTCTGTGTCTCCTACGGAACTGAAGAAAGACGGAATAATCAGTAGGGAAGAACAGGAAGCTTTCCAGAAAGATACTGAGTTTGGTTCAAAAACACCTAGAGAAGTGGAAAAAGAATCACAGGTAGCATTCAAGAGCAGAGTGATGCAGTACATAGGCAGAAAACTACAGGATAGTAAATATCTCGGTAATACCTATGGGCATTTTACAAACTCTGTGTCTAATCATCTCCGTGACTTTGGTAGGAAGATGCTTGGTGATACAAGACAAAATGCTGATAGACTGAATGATGGTATGACTCTGGACTTCAATACACGAAAGACAATAGCACGCAGAGAATTACAGAATTATCTCGGTCAGATGTATAGTCAGTATGTGTCTTTTTTCAACAAGAATCCTGGGACTCCTACAGAAGTCAGGCAGAAATTTGGCAAACTGTTTACGGAAGCCTATGATTCGAAAGTTAAGAAAGGTCAGGTTATAGATGGGTATCCGGACGAAATTAAGGAAGCTGTTAAGTTGGCGGAACAGTTCCGTAAGGAAGAACAGTGGATGCTACATAAAGCCGGACTTTTGGATGATGTAATTCCAGACACAGGTTTTTACAGGAATGCTGATGTAGACAAAGTAGCTGACTTCCTTACTCACTTTGACACGACTGATGATGCTATTAGATGGTTGGAAAGATATGGAGCTGAAAATGCAGACAGAAGTGCACTAGAAAGAATGTGGAAAGAAGACTTGGCTAAACGTGAAGCAGATATAGAAGCAAGACGAAAAGCCGGTAAGAAGATCACAGAAGCAGAGGAAGAAGCGCTCGCTACTGAAACCTTAGATGATTTTATCAATAGAGAAGCTCATAACTGGGCATATGGTATCATAGACAGAAATTTGTCTAATTCCAGAATTGAGTTACGTGATCTGAATCATATGAATAAGCTTGAACAGTACCAGAGAAGATTCCCTGTAGACACAGCTGCTATTTCTTCCAGAGAACTTCCTAATGGTGGTGGCCTATGGTCCTTTGATGATTGTATGCGAGACCACGATATCTTTAAGACCATGGAACGAATAGCTGACCGTAGTTCTGCTAAAGCTACATTACGCTCCTTTGGTGTAACGGATATGGGTAAGTTCTTTGATGATTACAGAGACAAGATATATAGGGAACTACGAGGTGCTAATGAAAACAGGCGGCTTATCAATCGGTCAAAGGTAGAAGAAAGCTTGGAAGAATTTGACTATATTGTATCTAAACTTATGGGGTATCGTTATGGAACTAAGCAAGCACAAGACCCAATGAAAGGTATGGTACGCTTACTCAATAAACTTTCCTATTCTATGAATGGCTTCAACATGGGGCTTAACCAGATAAATGAAAATATGGGGCTTATGTCTGTTACTGGTAGCCGTGCCATAACTCATATGATTCCTGGGTTAGACAAAGTTTTACAGGGTATGAGACACACTGCACTTTCTCCGGATGAAATAAAGAAGCTGCGTATAGCCAGTGATTACGCCCATTACAATTTCTTGAATCCAATGGACTTAACCACACCACAGGTAGAGCGTATAGGATTGAGAGCTAAGGTAATGGCTAAGGCAAATACTATGGCTGACTATGCTTCTGATATGACTTCCATGATAAACAGATTGTCCGCGTGGACTTCTAAGGCTGTCAGTTTGGGCGAAGCGGATGTTATGTCTGATTTGGTGGACTGGGCTGTTCTGGGTAAGACAAGGAAGAAAATATTTTCTGATAGGTTCATGAGGGAAGCCGGGGTGCGTGATGAAGACAAATTCAAAGACACAATCAATAAGTACTTTGGTAATTTAGACCATGATGATCCAGATGCTGTATTTAAGGCTATACATGAAATGCAGGAGAAAGACTATCAAGCCTTTGTTTCCATGAGAGCATTGTCAGCACAAGCAGTACAGAGAGGTATCTTACAGCCTAATTTGTCTAATGATAATTACTTTGCTAAAAAAGGTATGTGGCCTATTCTGTTTCAGTTCAAGAACTTCTCACGAATGGCTTTGGATTCCCATTTAGCAAGAGCCTTGGAAAGACCAGACAGGGAAGCAATGACACAGCTCTTGTCTTCAGGGGTAGCAGGTGCAGGTATCTGGGCATTGCGTACACAGGTATATGCAAATTATAAATATAAAGACGAAAAGGAAAGACAAAAATATCTTGATGATACCTTGACGGCAGATAATTTTGCTCGTGCAGGTATTACCAGAAGTTCCTTGTTAGCCGGATTATCTTATGGGAACGACTTGTACGAAATGATATCTGGTGCTCCTACTGTACGTACTACTGTAAATAGACAAGGACAGGCTACGGGAATTGGCGATTATGTCAATCAGTTACCTGCCTTTGGTTCAGCTAATACTATAGTGTCTGGAGTTGGTGGTGTATGGGGTGCTTTGCACGACCTTGTGAAAGACCATGAAGTATATCAAGATGATGCCAAAACAGTAGCTAACATGTTCCCGATAGACAAATTTGTTGGCACACAGGCAGTTTTATCTGGACTCCTTGATATCCACAAAGGACAAACCGTAGAAAATAACTTTAAGAATCGTCCGGAAAAGAGACTGACTAACAATCCTGTACAGATGCTGAAAGATTATGTTACAGGGACAAATGATGTAAAAGAACAGAACGAAAAGATGAAAGAAAGTCAGAAAATGAAAAGAGACAAAAATAAAAAGAAAGAAATTATTCCTATGAATGGAGAAAGGTGGTAACACATTATGGCTCAAGACTTAAAAGCAAGTGTATCTTTTATTGGTGATGGTAATACTACTAAATTTTATTTCGGATTTGATTATATTAATAAACAGTTTATTAAGGTCTCTGTGGGGACAGACGGCACACTTTTGTCTTATCCTACAGATTACACGGTGAATGATAAAGAGGTAGAGTTCGTGAAAGCACCTGCTAACGGTACACCAATTCGAATTTATAGACAAACTAATACATCTCGAATTATTGAATGGTCTGATGGTGCATTCATTAAAGCTTTACAGATGACGCTCGAAAACGTTCAGCAGTTACATCTGATTGAAGAATCCCAGGACTATGTAATCATCAATGGCATGTCTAAGTATCCAGATGGAGTTAATTTTAATGCTCTGGGAGCACGTGTTATAAATGTTGCAGACCCCAAAGAACCACAGGATGCTGTAACGAAGCACTACATGGAAACGGTACAGGGTGGCTTTGTGTCTCAGAATACAGCACTGGTAGAACAGGCGACTACACAGGCGACCAATGCGAAAAACAGTGCATCCAGTGCGGCTACATCAGCTTCCCAGAGTGCTTCTAGTGCCAGTGCTTCTGAAACATCTAATCAGTCGGCTAAGAAGTGGGCTGAGTCTACGGATTCACCAGATAATCAGGCAGACACAGATAGTACGACAGGGAAGACACAGAGTTCCCGGAGTTGGGCATTATATAGCAAGACAAAAGCGCAGGAAGCGATTACAGCTACTAGCACGATGGATGAAAAAGTTGCTGTTGCTATAGAACAAGCGAGCAATGCCGCTAAAAATGCTGAGAATAGTAGAATTAATGCAGAAAATTCTTCTGTAAGCGCAGAGAAAGCACTCTTGGCAGAAAACAATGCAGGTGCTTATGCGAATGCGGCTCAGATATCTGAGGTAAACGCAGCTGAGAGTGCAAAACAGGCAGCCGAATCCGCTGTTGTCTCGAATGCTTTCACAGGGGCCACAGCTACACAAGATGGCTTAGCCGGGATAGTACCAAAACCACTGGCAGGACAACAGACTAGTTTCTTAGCTGGTAGTGGTACATGGGAACCTATTTATCTCCTTGTGACCACAGGAATGATAGTGGCATTCAAGGGAAAGCTAGATACAAATGGATTCCCGATTATTCCTTCTTTAAATACTCCTAATTTTGCATGGCATGTATGTGATGGGACAAATGGCACACCGGATTTAAGAGATAAATTTATTCCAGGCACGTCTTATATCATGATGATCGGATAATAAGCGAATAATAAATGTAGGTAATCTTATGATGAGGTATTTTAAGAGTTCTTGAGAACACTCAAAATACCTCAGAAAACCTTGGTTACATTTGTGATTACGTAATAGGAGAATGATAGATGAAAGACTATATTATTCGTATGCAGGATGAACGTGCGAAATTAGAAACTAAATGGGACAAACTTATTAAATATGTGGGCGAGCATTATGATAACCTTGATGGAACAGAAATATACTTGATGCAACAGCAAATTAAGTGTATGGAAAAATATATCATGTTTCTTAACGCTCGTATTGATCATGCTAAACTCAAAGAAAAGTAAAAGGACGATGAAAAATGAAACGAGGTTCGCTAACTAATATGATTAACACAATATGGAACTTATGGACAGCCACAGAAGTTAAAATAGGCTGTCTTTTTTCTATCCTCTGGTTAGCGTTCAATACACTTGTAGGGGGTGTGGATGACCAGATACAAGCACTTGTCATTCTTGTGTCTTTAGACATACTGACTGGCATGGTTGCATCTTGTAAATCACACTCCTTTGCGAGTGCCATTGCTACGAGAGGACTTTGTAAGAAAGCTGTCATGTTCTTAGTCATTGGTCTGGGTGTCTTACTGGACAGTGCCATGCATACGCATATGATCCGCACGATGTTCATCGGGGCCTATGCGATTGTAGAGGCCATGAGTATCTTAGAGAACATAGACAAACTGGGGTATGGTCAATATATCCCTAATTTTATACGAAATGCTTTGGCACAGATTGCTAGAGAAAAACATGTGGAAAAGGATGTGGACAAATAGATGTTGTACGTTCTAATTTTGTACCTTTTTCTCTTATGCCTTATAAAAGGTGGTGTTATTTAAATGATTGATATTTCTGTTGTACTTAACATTTGCTTTTTGTGTTTCATTGTTGCTACTGTCCTTCACACACGAGTAAATGATAAAGATACCTGTACAGTTATTTTTTGTTTTATTTGGTTGCAATGTATTATCCTTAGTTTATTTTATACTGTTATTAAATCGTGGGGTTAAATTAAATGGTTAACTTTGGGCAATTCCTATGTATTATTCAATTTATTTTGTATCTCTTAACGCTCGTAAGTTTAGAGGTAGATGCTAACGAAAAAGTTATCATTATATTTCAGAGTTGTTGGATAATGACTATTTTACTACTATTCAGTTATCACATTTTTTAATGGAGGTGTTATTTAAATGGCCAGTAAAGTTATTGACGTATCCTATTGGCAGAAAGACATAGATTATGATGCAGTAGTTGATGCAGGTGTCGAGGGTGTCATTATCAAGATATCTGAAGGATGTACTGAAGAAGAAACATGGAGACACCATGTAGAACAGTGTATTGAACACGGTCTGAAGTGGGGTGTCTATGTCTATTCTCATGCTTCGACACCTGAAAGAGCCAGAGAGGAAGCAGAGACAGCTATCATGCTTTTGTCTGGATATCCTGCACCGCCTATGTGTATCTGGTTTGATTGTGAAGCCCCTGAGTGCTTTGCGGGAGGTGTAGACACAACAGCAGTCTGCTCAGCCTTTATCGTAGAATGTAATGAAGCTGGATTCAGAGCAGGTATCTACTCGTCTTCCTTGAAGTTTACAGACTACATGGAAAACTCCATTCAGCCGAACTTGCTCGCTGATTATGTACCGTATTGGATTGCAGATTATCGTGGATACAATGGGTTTGCTCAGACGTATCCAGATAAGCATGTAGCAGGTTGGCAGTGGAGTGATAAGGAGTATATTGGAGATACTAATGTTGATATGAATGAATGGTATGAGGAGCTGTAAATGAATGATGATAAAATCAAATATGCTGAAAAGATTGTTGCTGTCTGCATTATTGGTTGCCTCGCTATCTTCTGTCTCTTTTGCGTCTACAACTACCTATCCACAGACAAATCAGCAGACAATCACAATGACACTGTCACAATACAACGAATTGAAGATGAACATAGACAGCTTGGAGATGAACTTGCAGATATTAGAACAGAACTCCAGTACGGACAAGAAGCAGTTGGTAGAGCTGAGGAACGAGTTGGAGACTTGCAAGAGTCAAATGCTGTTAGCACAGAAAAGCTCAGAGAAAGCAGAGAACTTATTGAAAGAAGTAGAAACATCTTTAAAGACGTTGACAGAGCAAATGGACTCCCTGAAGCACAAACTAGCAGTGAAGGAACGACAAAATAAACTGGCGTGGTCTGTTGCAGGTGGTCTTCTGATTGGTCTGGTTGTGAAATAAGAAAAGTTATTTTTGTCCATGAGTAATTTGTCCTGAGGATAGTGTTATGTGTCTAAAAACGCTCTGGGAGCGTGATAGAGGAGAAAAAACATGAAAGTACGTATGAAAAATGTAGAGAAACCATCAATGGCTAAGGCAATCCGTGAGAAATGTATAGATTGTTGTTGTGGAGACACAGCAGAAGTACGGAAATGTATTTTGGATAGATGTCCTCTGTTTCCATACCGATTTGGGTGTAATCCCAAAAGCTATATAAACAGGAACAGAGATATCGTTAAAATTATTCCCTAGACCGACTGGGAAGGGGATAGAGACACATAAGGCTCCATCTAGGTGTAAGTACCTATGGAGCCTTTTATTATTTTTAATTCGCAAAGGGGTGAGGAAATAATGAAGATAGATCCTAAACTTTTAGATAAACTTGCAGAGGAAGAAGTACAGGCTCTACTTGATGGTATACGGGATGAAGAATTACGACAAAATCCTGCATTCCTGGCTAAAGTAAGACAATTCTTAAAAGACAATGATTTGAAGACAACACCAGAAACTACAGCACCTTTGGTTAAACAGATTACGAAAGAATTACCTGATTTTGGAGAGGATGATGATTTAACTGTTAACACAATGGACACAAAAACAAATTGATGACGCTAAGAAAGATTTTCGTAAGTTTCTGTTCATTTTATGGGATGAGATTGCGCTCCCTGAGCCTACAGGCATACAATATGCCATAGCGTCATTATTGATGAAATGCCCACAGAAACGATTCATTATAGAAGGATTCCGTGGTGTAGCTAAGTCATTTATTACCTGTGCTTATATTGTTTGGTGTCTATGGAATAACCCGCAGCTGAAATGCTTGATAGTATCTGCCAGTAAGGATAGAGCAGATGCTAATGCTGTGTTTATCCGGCGTATCATTTACTTATTAGACTTTTTGTCTGATCTTAAGCCTAGAGATGGGCAACGTAATACACAGAACCTTTTTGATGTTGGCTTAGCAATACCTGATATTTCTCCTTCTGTAAAATCCGTTGGTATTACAGGTCAGATAACAGGTAGCCGTGCAGACATATTGGTTGCAGATGACGTAGAGATACCAAACAATTCTAGTACACAGGTCCGTAGAGACAAACTATTCGAGGATGTAAAAGAATTTGATGCTATTATAAAGCCGGGGGATAGTAGTAAGATTATATACCTTGGAACTCCTCAAAATGAGATGTCGCTATATAATGAATTACAGAATCGTGGCTATGGTGTCTTTGTATTCCCTATCGTATACCCGGAAACACCAGAGGAACGTGAATACTATGGAGACAAATTAGCTCCCTTTATTGCTGAACCGTATGATAGAAATCCGGAGCTATACGCAGGCAAGCCAACAGATCCTAAACGATTCCCAGAAGAAGAAATTGAAGAACGTAGATTATCCTATGGTAAGGCAGGGTTTTCCTTACAGTTCAAACTGAATACTAACTTGTCTGACTATGAAAAGTATCCATTAAAAGTACAAGACCTAATTGTCTCAGAAGTGGATTTGGATGAAAGTTCACTGAAGTGGGCATGGGCAAGCAGTTATGAGTACAGATTAAATTCCTTACCTTGTGTAGCCGTCAAAGGTGATTACTTCTATAGAGAGTTTGGTAGGAGTAAGGAGACAGCTAAATATACAGGTACCGTTATGTCTATAGACCCATCTGGTAGGGGAACAGATGAAACTGCTTACTCTATTGTGAAATACCTGAATGGATATCTTTTTGTAGTAGAAGTGGGCGGTTATTCAGAAGGATACTCTGATTCTGTACTGACACAGTTAGCAAATAAAGCAAAAGTGTATGGAGTAAATGAGATTGTCGTAGAAGCTAACTTCGGGGATGGCATGTTTACACAGTTATTCAAGCCTATACTAAACAAAATACATCCATGCTCCATTCAAGAAGTAAAGAACACTAAGCAGAAAGAAGCTCGTATTATTGATACACTGGAGCCTGTTATGATGAGACACAAGTTGATAGTAGCAGAGTCAGTTATAAAAGATGATTATATAATATATGAAAATAAAGGGCAGAATTACTCTCTGATATATCAGCTGACACGCTTAAGCAGAGACAAAGGTTCACTATCACATGATGACCGCCTGGACTCCTTAACAATGGCTGTGTCGTATTGGTTAGAAGTCATGGATAGGGATGAGCAGGTAGGAATGGATGAACAACTGGATGACTTTCTGGAAACAGCTATGGATGATGACAGGGGTATCTTCTCTCTGATGTATGGTAATACCGATATGAATAAAAATCGGAATATAATGAATAAAAAATGGTAGATTCTGGGATACCAGAAATCTTATTGTCCCACATATAGGAAAGTCGCTTATTGTCCCACATAGTAGAGGGGAAGGGAAGACAAAGGAAAACTAAAGTATCTAAGGAACTCTAATTATACTAAGTATACATATGTACTCAGTTAGCTGTCCTTTAGTACACTGAAGCATTCCTGTATTCTTCAGTATCCCTAAAGTATCAAACACTATATCCCATATCGGATAGACAAGGAATAAGCAACTAACAGCTAACCACTTACCACTAATTACACACTCATAGGAAGCCTATGGGCATCACCGTCGTTTTTGGCACATCCATTGCGACCATCTTCGGCGTATTCCTCATTCCGATGCTGTTCGTCATCGTAGAAAATATCGGACGTCGTTCGAAAAAGAAGCCTCAGGGTGTACAGCGGATACAGGATGTATAA